TGTTGATGGAGAAAAATGTTTTTTAATAATTTTAACGATCCTGTCTCTTTGGGCTTTATCTTTCTTTAACACGGCTAGCGTGGCTTCTTTAACCAGCGCCTCATAAACAAATGCCGTGTTGCGTTTGTTGTTATGCCTAAGCTTCATCTTTTTGCTCCCTCGATTCCTTTTCATGATTTTTCAATTCTTTGACAAGATTACGAAGAGATGTGTTTACTTGAAACAATCTCTCTTCTTCGTCGTCCTCTCTCAAAGTATAAGTAGATTGATCATTCTCATAAATACCTGCGGTGACACCATCCATCTTTACCAGAGAACCCAGATCTGCATAGCCCGGCAGCGCGTTTCGAGTCGTTGAGCTGCTTTTTTCTTTGGAATATTTGGATGCATATGAGCGAGTGCGTGCGCCCTGCTGGCGCTTATCGCTCTTCACCGGGTGATAAACTTTGCCTTTTGCTCCCGGCGTAAGACGAGGTGCGTCACGCGATCCCGGCGGGACGGCCAGGAGCGCCGACTCTTCTCCGCCGCCCCCCTCTGGTGGGCCCGCTTCCGCGGCTGGCATTTCTTCGGGGCCGCCTCCAAGGTCACCGCCCAGATCGCCGCCCAGATCGCCGCCCAGGTCACCACCAACAGGAGGCGCGCCGCCTAGGGCACCTGCTGTTTCGCCGGCTGCCGCGGCTTCAGCCACTTGCTGAAGGGCCGCATCGTGCTTGCGATCATAATACATCTCTCGCTGATTGCGAATAAATTCTTCATGTGACATTCCAAAGATATGATCCGCCACCCACCCACGAGAAAAGTAGCCTTCAGTGGCGGAAGCGGCAATGTCAAACTTTTGCTTCCAATGTTCAAGTTCTTGAAGTTCTGCAATCTTTGAAGGGTTGTTTAGAGAAAGGGTAAAGTTAATCAGATCGTCACCCCGGAAGCCTAGCGTATAGAGGTGGATAATTCCAATCTTTTCAAGCTCTGATACAATTACTCTCTGCAATCTCTGGATTGTTCTTGCAAATCGAATGTCTTTTTGTGCTAGTGTCGTCTTGTCTTCTTCAGCGCCTTCACCCATTGTTAAGTATGACTGGGGGATCTTAAGCGCGGAGAACAACTTGTCGCGTAAATACTTAACGTCGTCGATGGCCGTGGTGTTTTGTCCACCAGCTAAATTTTGAATATCGGTTACAGAGCCGGCGCGCACGGGAATGAAGTAGTCCTCTTCGATACTCATCGGGTTGTAACGCAAATCTACTCTTCCCGTATCTGAGTCAACAACCGAGTTCCGCTTAAGCTGAGTCACAATCTTTTGCATATATTGCTCAACATCCTGCGGTGGTATTGAGCCGACGTCGATCTTAAAAACCCTTCTTTCGGAGGAACGCACAATACGATAGGCCATCATGGCATCTTCCATGAGGGTAAGCTGGCGCCAGATACGGCGCGCGGGCTCAAGAATGGATGTTCCATAAGGCGCATATTTATCATTGCCAAGGATACGGAAATGCGCAATTTGCCAGTTCTCAAATGTCATACCAGCAGAGTTCCATTGGAACTGAACATAATTAGGATTGGTAGAGTCTTGGCCCTCTAGACGCTCAATTTCATTGGACGGTAGTGCAATTACAGACTGAACACCGTACTTCTCATCAATGTCGAGGTATAAGAAAAAGTCGCCATACTTGGCCATGGTGCGGGCCCAGCCAAACATATTGTAGTTTGCGTTAAGGATGTTTTGATAAAGTACCGCAAGGACCGCTTTTATTTCCTCATTTGGACAATTGATATTTAGCATGGGACGCAAGTCAGAATACGTTGTCATCTCATCGGCATAAATATCCATAGTGCTAGCAATCTCTGGGGTATACTCCATCTGATCAAAATCTACATAGCGCTCTCCTCTTTTCTGATTTGAGATAGCATTGGCAGTAAGTTCGTCTAATGGATTATAAAGCGCCTTCTTAAATTGCTGGCCCGATGCGCTTTTAAATCGAGACGAGAACTTGTCCAAGTGTTGTCGGCGGATCCGGCGCCCCGACTGTGATCGATAATTAATAATGGGGCCGGAGAAAAGTCGCGTCAGCGCTTTAAATAAGCCTGTGTCTCTGTTTTTTGGGTTTTTATCTGTTGGCATTTGTTATTCTCACTTTATGATCCAGCTAAATTCATCATATGTATTTTTTGCTTCATTCATCTTATCAAAAATATTATCCTTTTTATATCCATTTTGGCCTTTTATTTGAGTATTCATGGTAGTTTTAGATGTATAAATTGCATCAGCAAAAGCTTTTTGATAATTTAAATCCCTTGCGCTACTTTGAATTGCCGTGTCTCTTACCCAGCAGCCGATGGCAAGAGCCATAATTAAATCATCATGGTAACCTTTCATTGCTTGTGGTTTTCCATTCCTCCAAATAAAGGTTTTCATCTCGTTTGTTGTGCGCGATGAATATATCTTAATTAGTTTATTTCTGATAAACTCTTCGAATTTCGCTATGATTAGAGGTCGGGTCTTCATCGATGTTGTAAATCCGGGAATCGCGTTGTTTTTATATTCGGCTTGGTGCTGTTCGATATATTCATGTGTGGACTTTATCGAATAATATAAATTGGGATATGCATATTCAATTAGTTTGTCTAGCACTGAGTATCCAATATTGTTGTTTTCAACAACTAACATCGCATTTCCAAATTCGCGGCCTATCTGATTCAGCATTGCTGCGTACATATCTAACGCAGGTTTTCCTTGATATTCCCCAACTACTTCTAAAGTTTCTAGCTTTATAACGTGAAATGTAGAATAGTCAGCGCCGTCTCCCCGAGCAACATCTGCTACCATTAAATAATTGCATGTAGGATCAAATTCTTCCCAAATCCAAAAATTACGATCAAAGCCAGTGCGATATTTTGGCTCTCTTGCTATAGATAAAAGCCACTCCATGCACTCTGGGTCGATAACCGTTTCTCCGGAAGTATTGAAATTGCATTGCAATTCCTGAGCGATTTGCCGCTTGGACATATTCCTTGTTTCTTTGGTGTACCATTGTTCATCGCGATCTGGATGTACCTCCCACGAGAGAGTGGTTAAATGAAAGTTGTTGGCTCCAGCTTCAGAATCTGCACAAACTTTGTGAAACCAGTTACCGACGCCGTTGGGGGTAGATAATGCAATACAACGTCCACCAGTTGACAAGGTGGGGTACAAACCTGTCCACAACTCTTCAAGGCCCTCAATGTGGGCGGCCTCATCAAGAACCAAAAGAGACAGAGCTTCGGAACGTCCTGCGTCCCCTGACGTGGAAGCAGCCTTAATGGAAGAACCATTAGAAAGCTCAAATGAAGTACGGTTGTCAACGCTGATGGTTGCGATCTTCAACCAATCGGGAAGATTACGCATGATGTTTTTGACTTTCTTTACCAAGTTTCCTGCTGTCGCGAACTTTGTCGCCATGACAAGAATCGCCTTATCACGATGGAACAACATCATCCATACGATGTAGCCGGCTGTAATTGTTGATATCCCGAGTTGGCGCGCTTTAAGAATTACATTAAAGCGATAGTCGTTAAACTCTTTGAGAAGCTCATCTTGAAAGTCATAAGTATCAAAAAGAATCAGCCCGTGCATCGGGTGGGATATACGGGCATACGTGTTAAGAAAATAAGACGGATCTTTACCGCACTTTAATATCTCTTTGACTCTCTGGTTTTTGCCTAATTGAAAACTCATACATCTTTCAGCGCAGCAATAACTTCATCCTTGTTGGCGAGATTGCCTTCTCCATCTAAAACGATCATATCTTCCATGCCATCGGTGCGCATCATCTGAATCAATTCATAGTCTGACTTTTGCTCAAGACCTTCAGGGTCAAGCACGTCATATCTCTCCTCTGGTTCGAACCCAAAAGAATAGTCATCCAAAGCTTCTTTAATTAGAGACACTAGTTCTTCTAACTGGAAACCGGCAACTGGGCGCCCTTCGGCGCCGGGAGTGTAAAGTCCTTCAGGCTCTTCCTCTTCTGGCTCGCCTATCTCAACACCGGGAAGCTTTTCAAAAACCAGTTCAAATATCTCTGATACTTCTTCTGGGCCCTTCCCCTGAATCAATTCCCCAATTGTGGAAACAAGTTCATCTTGACTCATTTCGGCGCGCAGGGGCTTTTCCATAGGATAGGTTTCGTCAGCCGGCGGAGGCGCATCAGCAACAGTTTCATCATCGCCCCCTTTAAAGGCGGGATCATAGCTGTGTGCGCCCGGATCTCGGCGAGGATCATAGTCTGGATCACCTTTCATCTTCCGCAATAGATCCAAGGCTCCCTTGGCCTCTGTGAGACCTTCTTCTTTAAGATACTCTTCTAAAATAATACGATAAAGATCGTTGCGAGAAATATCCATTTGATTTTAGTCTCCGCCATTCTTCGGACGTGTGTCATTCTTGGGGCGCTTGCCTTTCCAGCCTCCTTGATCGAGGAACGTTTTCCAGCTTTTATCTAACGTGCTCTTGGAATCTGCCTCAAGCTGCATCTCGTCACTGAGGCCGCCGACCTTATAGTGCATCTTCGCGGTTACCCACGAACGAACACGAGAAGTGCTTTCAACGCGGACATCAATCTCTCCCTCTTTTGTGAGGGTTACAGACTTGCCTGTAATCTTGCGATATTCTTTCTTTAGCCAGCCGGCAATATCTGCCACTCTTTGTTCGATTCCACTTTCGAAGCCGTTAGCATATACTTCCTTAAGTTGGGTTTCGGAGTGATACTTAATGCACATCATGTTGCCATAGAACACAACACCAAACCCATCTAAAACGCGCTTATCTAGAATCGGGTCTCCTTCTTCTCTCTGAAGGCCGGCCTTGATCGGCTCTCCATCTTCTGTTAATGCGCCATCATAGGCGTTGGCTGCAGCCTGCGAAAGTCCTTGAATAATTTCGTACACTGACGATGTTTCTTTTTTCTTAGCCATTATCGGGTCTCCATCCTTTTAACCATCTTTCCTCTCTATCCTCGACATATTTGATATAGCATTTATAGCAGCAATCAAATTTGATGAAGCAAACATCATCCAGTGATTTCTTTGGAAAAGATCCGCAGACCGAACAACATGCTAAAGATTCTCTATTAAGTAGTTTTTTTGATACCTTTATAACATTAATATCAATTTTCTCTTCATACTCTTCGTTTTTCTTTATTTTCTGATAAAGCTCTCTCATCTGTGAGAGGTACTCTTTTTCTTTGTTCTCGTCCCAATTAGCCCTAGGGTTGACTACAGTCTCGGCACCATACTTTTCGGCAATTGCTTTTTCGATTGCAGCAACGTGATTTAAGTCTTTATCTTTCATCAAACAAGCTATACGCTCCATACGTGGCCGCCGAGCCGATCACTACGCCGCCGATAAGCCACCACGTCTTATTGCGGGGAGATGTCTTTTTTAAAGATTTAACAAGTGCTTGAATCTCTTTATCTTTATGTTTGATGAACAAATCATATTCTTCTGTGTGTGCCTTGTGCTCTATTTTCAGAGTTTCTAATTCTAATCGATGTTGTTCTTCTTGCTTGTTTAGTTCATAGTTAACTCGACTGTCGCATGCCGGAATAAAACGATCATAACCAGCTAGCACCCTGGCTGTAGCTTGTTTGTTAAGCAGTACTCCTTCGAATGGTGCGCACTGCTTGTATCCTAAAATGGTGAACTGGGCGGAATCGGCGTTTGCCGTTAGGGTGAGCGCAAATAACAAATTAAGGAGAAACATATTTCAATCCAAGCGTGGTCTCTATATCACTAATTAGTCCTTCCTTGTCTTCGCTGAACTTTCTGCCGTATTCTCGCGTCTTTCTTTCTTGTTCTTCGTCCAATTCTTGAAGAGTGGTTTCATATTCTCTTTCTAACGACGCTAGCTCTTCAAGATAACTTTCCATAAGCAATTGCTTTTCGTGCATCTCCTGTTCGTGGATATCTTTTAATCCTTCGATTTGGGCCTCAGTAGAATCTATACGTGTCTGATATGCGTCTTCCATCAAATGATAATCGTAGCGCGTCTTTAATACCACAGCGAGAAGAAGTAATACGATTAGTATTGCTTTCCAGTTCTTTAAGGCAAATTCTAGAATCCGCTTCTTAATCATTATGCCCTCGCAATCTAGCGATACCATCAATGATTGTTTGGCCACCGATATAGATTGCAGAAATAATCACCCAGTCTTCGCTGGTGACGTGCCCTGTAAACGTAAGGCCCGTTGCCGTGGCCCACACCATAAGCTTACGTGATGTGAGTTTTGATAACCATGTATCAATAAATGCTTTCGTTGTTGCCATCATTTTTTCCTCCTGTTTTGTTTCTTTACGCTCTTGACGCATTTCTCATATTTCTCTTTATCTTCTCGCCCAACCTGCGCTGTGCATATTGCCCATGGGTTATTTTCTTGCGCTTCCTCAACCGGGCTTTCGGTGCCAAAGCTACCAAGATGAAGCATTTCTTGCATTCCATCAATCAAGACATCGAGGACGTCCATAGCTTGATCTTCGGTAATGGCATCGATATCTTGTATCTCTGATAATCTCTGCGCTACTTGCTTGAGGGTTTCTTTTGCTGGTTCGGGGGGGCGAGAGAATGAGAGCGTCTCTCCCCCGATCTCAATCGCCTCTCCAAGCTCTTCCTTGATAATCTGCTTAAGTTGGGACTTGGTGATCTTCATCTTCCTTTCCACCACTTTGTTTTCTTTCTCTCTGGGGAGCATTTACTTCCCGAAGGACACCACTTATAGATGTTAGACACATAATCACTAAGTTCTTCTTTGATAATCTGCCTAAGTTGTGATTTGGCGAATCGTGATTCGCTTAAATATTGGGAGCGCTTCTCATCAAAATGCGTTTTGTCAATCTTGCCAATCTGATCCGTCTGGTTATAATAAAGTTCGTGTAATCCTTGATACATCTCTCTCCATCCTTCATCGGCTTGATTGCCGTATCCGGCTGTTTTCTCATCAATGACGGCCAAAATCCACCTAATGGTATCTTTAAATTTGTCGTGCTTCTCAAACATACCTTTCTTGCGGGCTCCCAGAATGAGTACCCTCGCAAAATCAACGAATGATTTTAGGGCGTCAGGTGGCGGCTTCGTTGGAGAGGGGTAGCCCCCAAAGACTGATCTTCCATCTAATTTAATTTCGTCAGCCCATTCATCCAAAACCTCTTCCCAATCAGATCGCTGCCACATAGGAGAAAGATACGGACTATCTGCCATCACACCACCTTGGTAGGCAGCCCATGTTTTTGGATCGGACAGATATTTAGCCACCTGCCATTGTGGACTTAGACCATAGCTCTCCGCGTCAATGTCTATTTCTGGCTTATCTTCCCAAGCCATCGCTGTGCCAAGCTCTTCCTTAATAATCTGTTTAAGTTGGGACTTGGTGATTTTCATGTCTATTTTCCAAAGAATGCCTGCGCTTGCCACAGCTTGTCTTCTAAATCATCGGCATTGTTCAAATCCTTAAACTCATCCCAAATAGCTTTCGGGTCTTTATCATGCATCTCAAGTTTATTCAAGACCGCATGCACATCGTCCATGGTAAGATTGCCTTCACCATATCCCGGCTGGTGAGATCCGAGAATTTCTTCAAGCTCTTCTTTGATGACCTTTTTAAGGTATCCTCTGTCGATTTTCATTGATTCTCCATAGCCCATGTGGGCAGTCCCGGCGACTCCAGGGTTAGCACGGTGGGAATCGTCATATTTGTGGCTGGGGCCGCTGCCTTTGCGAGTCCGAAACCACTCGTCTGAGCCGGGTTCTGGGCCTTGATGGGTGGTCAGATCTTGAGGCACCAATTTTTGTCGAATCTGCTTAATGAACTCTTCTGGAACAGGAGTGCCGGCATCTGCTAATTCTTTCGCAACTTCGTGATCCATTCTAACCGCTAGTTGGCCGCCGGGAAGTTGTTTACCGGCATACTCGGCGTGTTCACCCTTTCCCATAGTTGGTACATCAATATACTTATCTTTAAGGATTTTCATCCACTCGGCTTTTTGATCGGGGCCTTTGCTGTGCATAGGGTCCGTGGCACGTTTATGATACATGCGGCGAATCATTGCAATTTTATCATACATGGCGTCGGGGCTATCAACCTGAGCTTTCTCCTCGTCGGTCAAAGTGTCATACGCAGCCTGTACGTCTTCTTTTGGCGAACGATATCCCAACTTATTTATAAAATCCGGGAGTTCGACCTCTTCCATCACAATCCGGATTTCTTCGTTGATAATCTGTTTAAGTTGGGACTTGGCGATTTTCATGGGATAGCTCCTTATCCTTCTTCGGGGGTTTCGGCCGGGCTTACCTTCTCTAATTCTGCTGAAAGGCGCTGGGCTAACTGGAAGACTCTTCCAGAGGTAATGTTACCGATCTTTGCTGCGCGGGCTAATTGGGCCTGCAGCTTCTGTATGACACCGCGCTCTTGATCTGAAATTCCGCCGGCGGTGACATCTTTAACACCCTGCATGGCGCCTGAGCGCATTGTTGCTGAGGTGGTTTTTTCAAACTCTTCTTTAATGATCTGTTTGAGTTGTGATTTGGTGATTTTCATTTTGTTGTTCCTTACGTGGTTAAACCATTCATACTTAGTATCGCAATCAATCCGGGCACATTCTTTCTAACATAAACGCCAGAGAACAATGTCTCGCATCGGCCGCCGACATAAGCGATTGCCGACTCAATATTCTTGCTGACTTTTGGATCAGCCACCATCTCTTCTGACACAACCAGAATTAATGAGCCTGCTCCAGCCTTCCCTTTGGGGGGAGGGCATGCGGAGCGGTTCATGCAGTTGTGAAGGATCACCGATCCAAGCTTTCCAGTATTTGGATCTTTTATCATTGTCGAGCCCAAGAAGGCCCTGCCATCTTCGCCCAAGCAAGTTTCCAAATCCTTTGAGTCGAAAGATTGGATCGGTGAATCCTCGGTGGAGAGTTTTAAAACTTGAGCAAGTGACTTAGCAAATTGTGTGTTGGCGACCGGATACATGCCGAGCATGCCGATCCGGCCACGCAGTAAACGTGTAGAACGCTCGTTGTCCAGAACAATGTGAGGGTGTTTCGCAACATCATTCAGCAGCGTTAAAGCATTACGAGCGATTGTGGGGTTAAGGTTTTCTTGTGCTGTGGGCCATGAAACAATGTATACAACTTTGCCACCTGCCTGCACAGACTTCATATATCTTTCAAAAACTGGGTGCAGTGCGGTCACGGAACTTCCGGTTCCACCGCCGCCGCCGGCCATCACAATGAGCCAGTCGACTTTGCCAAGCTTAATGCGAAGAGCGTCTTCAATGATGGCACCATTCTGTGATAGAACTTCTTTGCCATAGTCTACGTTCTTGCCGATGCCGTCGCTATCGGGGATGAGGACGACATGATCTTCTTCGACGTTCTTTGGAATGTCCTTTCCTGTGGTGTTAACCATCAACGTCTTGTTGAAACCAAGCTCTAGAAAGGCGTTGGCCATTTTGTTGCCACCACCACCAACGCCGACAAAGCCAATGTTCAGCGAAGAAGCAGCTGTGTTCTCGGGAAGAAGGTCTTCATCGGAATACTCCATCTGGAGTCCAAAGTCCTCCACCATGCCAAAGTCTTCGGCATCTACCTGTTCGTGGTAACTGTCTTTCTCCTGTACAAATGCAGGAGGTGGTTCTGCGGGAGGCAGAAAATCAAATTCGTTTTTGTCGTCGTTTTCTTCAGACATTTTAATCTCCTATTGATTTACTCTTGCTAATCCATTCATACTTGGTGATTTTCATCGCTCGGAGACCGGGGGGCCCTTGATCGTTCTATGGACTAATATACCAACCGCGACGGCAATCAGACCCGCGGCCGGGAGCCCAAGTGCGCCGAAGAGTCCGCCGGCGGTGGCGGCCGATACCATGCCTATTTGGCTCATAAGGTTAACGTGCAGTGCGGCCGCGCCGAGGCCCATTCCAGCAGCACCAAGCGCGCTGGCTTGGCTCACATCCGGGTCGTGGCGCTCAGAGAGTTTGCTTTCACCCTCTTCTGCGACAGCTTGAACTTCTGGATTTTGGGCTGCTTCTCTCACAAAATCCATGATGGCCGGACTTTGGGCGAGGACTTGGGCAAGTTCTTGTGCTTTTGCCATCTTATCCCCACCTTGTTCCTGCATCGTTGCCTCTATCTCTTCCTTAATAATCTTCTTAAGTTGTCTCTTGGTTACTTTCATTTTAAAATCTCCTATTGATTAACTCTCGCGTATCCTGATTTTTTCTCAATTACAATTTGCATGTCAACACAGTCTTTGAGCGAATCAAGGTGCGAGATCAACAAAACGTTCTTAAAATACACTTTAATTAGTTCCAATATCCTAATAAAACCTTCCATATTTTCTTCGTCTAGTGCGGTGCCCGGTTCATCAAGAATGAACAAATCACTTTTTGGTAACGACGAAACGCTCAAAAGAGCCAAACGAATGGCCATGGCACCCATAGTTTTTTCGGCACCGGATGCCATTTCAATAGGTCTAGGTTCGTGTCTGGGGTGCTTAATAAAAATATCAAATTTCTTTCCACTATCTTCGAAGAAGATTTCGAAATCAACTATATTGGCCAAGACCTTCGCGATCTCTTGATTGATGACGGGGAGTTTCCGTTTAATAATATCGTAAGCAATACCAGATGAATGCATGCAATGCATGTAAAGATCATAAGCTGAGTATTCCTCCTGTAGGTTTAGGTATTCTTGTTTTTGTTCTCGAACGCTTTCTACTTTTTGTTCGAGAGAACCAACATCCTTGTAAAGTTCTAAAGTCTGCTCTTGGCGCACTCCATATTTAGCTTCGGCCTTTTCTAGTGTAGCGTTGCAAGCATCCAGTTCTGCCGTAAACTCTTCAAAATTTTCAATGGCTTCTTTGTTCTCTTCATATTTCTTTTTCTTTTCTTCCAGATCTTTCAATTCATATCCCAGTCGCTCCGCCGAAGCGTGATTCTTTTCTATGGATAAATTAAGATCTGCAATTGCATTTGTTGTAAGAAGTCTCTTGCTGGATATAGTTGTGTGCTTCTCGATTTGATCTGCTACAAAATCTGGTCGCAAACTCTGAATCTTTTTATCTATGGTGTTGGATACGAGTTGTGTGTTCTGTTGTTCTTCTTCCACATGGGGAAGATTAGCCACAGCTACATTAGCATCACGAATAAATTTGCATTGCGGATATTCAGTACCACACGGGATCCCCTCCAATAATTGTGCCTTGCGTTCGATATCCCCTATCTGTTGTAGGAGGGTTGCGAGAGTTTGGGCGTTTTCTTCCTTTTCGTGCTGAAGGTTTTCGATAACACCTTGTTGTCTTGAAAGAACAGCTATGTTTATCTTTTTAAGATAATGCTCTATCTTCTCAGAAATACCCCTCTTTACGCTCAGGTCTACGCTATGTTGTTTGTTTTCACTTTCCAAGGACGCAATCTGAATTTGTTTCTTTCGAATCTCCCTCTTTGTGTCAATCACGTTGATGACCTCTTCGGGAATTGCGTCAATGCTATTTCGCAACTTCGCACAGGTCTGCGTTATATTGTCAATTTCTGTCTTTAATTTTTCACATTGGCGCTTGTGACCTTCTAGTTCTGTCTTTTTAGTTTTCAGTTCTCCGGAAGCATCGGCGATCTCCTCATCATAATTGCGCGATTCGAGGCGTTTTAGGGCGCCCTTGAGATCGGTACTATCTTCTTTGGATAATTTGAATTTCTTTTCAAAAATTTCCAAATCAAGGAATTTGGCAATGATCTCCTTCCGACGGGTGGAGCCTTCGTCAATAAACGCCAATGCGCCGTGCTGGGAGGCCATTGAAGAGATTAGAAAGTCTTCACACGTGCCGAAGTGTTTACGAATATTTGCGTCGGTCAGGGGGCGACTGAGGCCGTTTAAAGATATGGTCTCGTCCGCAATATTATCATAAACTTCAAAATTTAAATCAGTCTTTGCTTCAAGGGTCTCTTCGCCCTTTAATCGCTTAGTGTACTTTTCAGCGGTTCTCTCAATTGTATAACTATAATGGCCAACATCAATCCTCAATTTTCCTCGACAAGACTCTTTGTTTTGATTAATGACGTTGAGATTCTTGCGTTCGTTTTTTGAAGTTGTATTAAAAAGGGTCCAAAGTGCAGCATCAATAATGCTACTTTTACCAGAAAAGTTTTTACCAAAGATTCCTGTGATCCCGTTAAGCTCCTCAAAGCATACACTGTTGTTTTCTCCATAATTAAATAAATTGTCGAATTCAAAGCTTGCGAGCTTCCAATTAACATTCCGGGAAATATCATCGTCGTCTTCCACCACTTTCTTATATTTGCGGTTAAGTTCATAAACCTTTTCCATCGTGGAGTCATCGACCTGATAATCTTTTAGATATTCGTCTATCAACTCTTCTTGAATATTAATATCGCGAAGGTTCTCGGTCTTTAGTGTATCGGTGATTTCTGATACGTCGCCGCGGTCGCCTGCAGCACGGTTTAAAAACGTCACAACTTCCGGCTTAAAGCGGTGCTTTGCGATATCTATGGCGCGCTTCATGATATTAAGCGGCAGATTATTATGACTTACGAGCCGAAGTCTCGCGCCCTTCGGGACATTCGTTCCCTTGGGCATGCGGCCTTTCGGCGTGAGTTCCAGTGTAATGAACGGCTTCGGGTTCGTGAACACAACCGGCTCGACGTCCCAATCGTCCTTTGATTGAATATCCCAAATAAGAATACCCTTATCGTTTGTCTCTCCGTGATTCTGCTGGACGGTACTGCCTGCATACCAAATGCGCCCAGCATCGTCAAGAATTTGACGACGATGAATGTCACCAAGCATAGCGAAATCAAATCCATCAAAAATCCCCATTGTATCTTCGCCGTTCAGCATGACCCAGCCAATATCTGTTTTACAGTTACTGATTGATCCATGATAAAGAGCGATGTTAATCTTATCTGAATTAGTCGGTTGGATCCAATTTTCGCGATCAAATACTGAAAGAACGTTTAGACACACCTTGTCGTTGACGTTTGTTTCTCCCGATTCCTTTAATAGATGAAGGTTCGAATGATTAAGTGCATTAAAAATTGGTGTCAAAGCATCTTGACGACTGCTGTTCTTTAGGTTACCGTCATGATTGCCTAAAATTACATAAGTGGGTGCGATGGCCGCCAAGCTCTCAAAGAACTGCGAACACATATCCACATATTCTGGGGAGATTTGCGTCTTAGTATGCGCAACGTCTCCACAGTGAACGATATAATCGACTTTTTCTTCACGCAGCTTTTCGTATAGCTGTTCAAAGATTACTCGATATTCGAAATGATATTTTAAATTTTTAATGTGAGTATCGCTAATATGAGCAAACTTCACATATCCTCCTTAGACAAATGCCTCTATTGACAGTATAGCACTGTCAATAGAGGCTGTCAACTATAAAATTAAATCGATTGCAGCAGAAACAAAGTCCCATAAAAAGAAGCAACCAGCAACATAGAATCAACGATTAGATTAAGAACGAACATACAAACCCTCCTTGTGTTCATGCTTATATTATAACACATTCAGAATATGATGCAAGTATTTTCTTAAAGATTCTTTCCAGACGTCGGGGCCGCCGGCCGTAGGGATACCAAGATCATCCTCTGGCGATGGTTGGCCGGATCGTGCTTTGTTTTTCTGCACCACATCATATGCGACGGACCATTCCGGAGGAAGCCACATTCCTCGGTTGCCCGGATCCGCATCATCGACTGCATATGAAAATAGTTGTTCTCTGGGTCCGTACGCCCAAAAAAGCGCTTGGCTTTTTCCTCTGGTGCCAATATATCTCTCAATCTTCTTGACCCCGCCTGGAGAGGTGAGCCATCTACGCACTAATACTTCCCAATCAGCCTTGGTCATACCCACAAACGGAAGAACAGTATCGTCTGGTATGTTGTCTGCTGGGGTGTATGCAAACCTTTGCTCTCCTGTTCCCACCGCTAAATCACTAATGATAGGGGCTTCTTGAACACCCATGGCCATGAATTTATCTCTTGCTTGCTGAATACCCTCTGCGTCGGTGTCGCTGAGCACTGGGATTTCGGACTGGGCCGCATCTCTAAAATTACGCACATCTTCAAGAGTGCCAAAGCTTTTTGCTTTTGCTTCCTCTTGGTCGGCTCTAAATTCTGCTGCAAGTTGATCTGCTTGAGCTTGCGCAGCGGTCTTGCCAGCAAAGTCGGTAAGGCCGGCCGCCATCATTCCCATCACTACGATTGCAGCTTTTTTCTTAAGCGACGACAGGGCATCGAAATTATCAAATGTGTCTCTTACTCGTTGACGAAAGCTGGGTTTCTTTTTCCATAATTCAAGGTATTCTTCGTCCGATATATCATCATCTTGTTCTAAAAGAATCCTAAAAAGTTCTTCATCAATCAACTCTTTTACAAGCCGGCCATGAACCTCTTGTAAAATAATCTGTCGGAGTTTGACTTCGGAGATCTTCATTAGACTTTCCCTTGCCAGCCCGTACCGCCTTTCTTTTCTTTCTTCTTCGCCGCTTTCTTAAAGCGCTTGGCGAGTGCCTTGCGCGCAGGAGTACAGGTCTTTTTGGTCATCGGCGTGCAATAGCCTTCGTGTTCGGGATCGACTGCCTTTTGGATCCAATCTTTATCTTCTTCGATCTCATCATCCTCAGATAACCAGGCCTCAATCTCTTCGTTGATGATCTCTTTAAGTCGTGCCTGAGTGATTTTCATTATCGAAGGGCCTTTTTATTTAGACGCCAAGCGCACGTTCAATCATGCCCTTGATTCCTTTCGCGTTTCGCCGGTGGAACGATAGAGCGGTCCCATATCCGCATGTTTTGAAGATCCCCATTTTAATGCTACGTTGATCTTCCGGGTTCATCGCTTTAGCTGCTTCATATGCTTCCGTAGCGACGTTAATAAGTTGCGAATAATGTCTTGAAACTAATTCAATGTCTGAACGTCCAGCTTTTACGGCTGCCTGAAGCTGATGTACCATTGTCTGGGCAGCTTTGATTGACGCCGCGGCAGTATTAACCTCTCCCATGATCTTCTCATATTTATCAATAACCCCCTGTACCCTGATATCTTTGCATCCTTCTCCACCATAAGTACCAAGCTCAGCGCTGATCTGTGGGATACCACCATCTATACTGGTCCATATCTTCTCCAGCAACGCCTTAACCGCGTCCTGGCCCTCTTGTTCTTCCAAATCCCTATACGTCGTCTCGTTTAAAAAATACCGAGGATCAATTCTCTTCTTGTTTTTTCTTATAGCCATATCAAACTCCTTATACTGCTGATAGCAAATTCAACAATAAATAGTTGTCTCTATCGATAAAGGATGCGTTATTCTTTCTTTCCTGGAATACTTCTTTCGGCATCGAGCCAATGTCTTCGTAACCAGACACATCTATTTTATATAACTCGATATCATATCGAAGAAGCGTTTGAATAATTTTATTTTCTTTTTTTCTTGCGTCGGGGTCGAGAGCGACGTAGACTGGGGTATCATTGAGGACGATGTTTCTGACGAGATCGGAACGCGTACTAAGTGTTGAGCCCAAAATGGGAACAGAATTTCCTGCGACCAATGCATCAAATACCCCTTCTACCAGAACCAAGTCATCGTTCCAATTAATAAATAGCTCATTAAAGACTATATCCTTGGACGCTCTTGGATTTTTATACTTGTATGAGTCTCCTGTATAGGAGCGCGCGATAAAGTAGCTACAATCGCCATCCTCGTCGAATGATGGCACAATAATTCTATTACGATACTCTCCGCTAAAGCAATAGCCAATTTTCCATTTGAGAATATCAAACTTCGTTACTCCTCTTTTCTCCAAATAACGAAGAGCATAGATTCCTGTTGCTGGAATGTTTTTTGAGCAGAGGCTTACGAATTCCTCTGGGAGTTCCACTTTTGCTTTGTCTTGTTTATCGCTCCTCTCCATAAAGAGGTCAGCAAATCTTTCAAGATCCGTCCGGTCCGTAATTCCGTCCCATTTCTGTAGTTGGACAAACGAACCAAAACGTCTAATAAGACGCCTAATGTTGCGACCGCGATAATCACAAATCCAACAATGAAAAGCATCTTTATCCAGATTAACAGCGAGCTTATACTTGTGGTGATCACACGCAGGACATTTGAAATAATGTTCGTCCCTGCTGGTTTGTCGGTAGTCTCCAAGAGTTTCATTTAAGATCTTCAGTGCTTCTTTTTTGTTCACAAACCCTCAGTTACAATCTAACACATAACCGTCACAAAGTCAAGAAAAAACCCCGCCTAAGCGGGGCTTTCATTACGCTCTCAATGCTTCAACCAACTTTGTTTTAGTAAATTTGGTGGTAACATTTAATCCACGAGACTTGGCGATCTGATATAACTCGGCCTTCTTCATGGAGGGACTCCAATCGTTATAAGACTTAAGACCATCAACAGAAACCACCTCGATTTCAAAGTTCAAAGCCTCACCAGCGAGAGGGTGGTTTAGATCAAGCGTGACCTCTGAATCGGCAACCTCTTGAATCTTCGCCAGGAAGGGCCCCGACGGGCCATTACCTTGGATCACGCCACCAATCTCGAACTCAAAATTGGCGCCAAAGGCAGCCTTTGGAACAACTTGGGTTGCTTCTGGGTTGCGAGGACCATAAGCCTGATCAGGTGTAAGCTTTACAGTCTTTGTCTCCCCAACCGACATGCCGACAACGGCATCGTTAAATCCGCGAATCATCTGGCCGGAGCCAACCTGAAAGCTTAGTGTCTCTCCGCGGACATGAGAGTTATCAAATTCGGTACCATCATGAAGGGTACCTTTATAGTGCACATTAACTGTGCTTCCGTTCTTTACTTGCATTTTTTTCTCCTTTCATTGCAATGAAAATGCTTAAATATTCTAACACGCTTATTCTATCGTGTCAACCTTTTTTTTCGGCCTTTTGTATTAATTCTAAAACTGATGCTGGTAGTGTTTCGATACAATCATCTTGAAACCAATATACTCCAATAAGATCCTCAAATTTTCCTAAATGTGAATGAAGCTCGTAGTGTTCCTTCTCGATATACATTACAATGCCGATCCATGGTTTTCGATCTGGCGGTATTATATAGTCTATTTCTGTGACGATATCGCCGACGTCGATGTTGTGCTCGACATCGAGGATCTCGTCGCTCATGATGTATATAGATCATTGAAGACTCTCTTTTGTACGCTCAAGTGTATATCCAGCCTTTGCAATCACAATTGCATCTGCCATGTCATAAGAGCCTGGTGATGGATTGCCATAGCGAGTTTGTTCTATGTTGAAAGCAGCTTCGTTCTTAAGAAGATGTTTTAAGACCACCTCTTTTGCTTTTTCTCCCCGGGGCACCCGAATGCCAGCTTTTTTGCGCGCGGAGGATGCAGAAATATATTCTGGCTCAATTTCAAAAAGTTCATAAATAAGCCACGATGCGATGCCATTGAAGGTCATCAAGGTTGAAAGAGTTTGGGCTGATGATTTTCCTTTCATAAACATGTGAAGCGGTTGTTCAATATAGATGTGTTCGATGGGGAACTTTGAGGCGCCCAGAAAGCTTTCGTTGTTAAGTTGATAATTTTCAAATAAATCAGTTATATATTCACGAAAGGCTTCTGCCTTGGCAAATTGTCCTTTATGCTTGCGCAAGTCCACATAGCTATAGTGAAGAAGTTGCTCATCGCCCACGATGGCAAAGCCAGTTATGCTGGTTGAGATGTCTATTCCAAGAATCATGGTTCTATTCTACTATATATCTAACTTGATTTTAAAAGTATAATCTTGATCTTGATCTTTTAATACCGGATTAGCCAACGTTGCAACTCCAATGAGGTTTTTATTGTCATCATATAAGGCAACCCGAGAAATAACAGTCTGCCTCTTAAAAGGTGCATTATAACTTAAATTGCTCGAACTGACAAAGTTTTTTATCTTTAAGGATGGGTTTTCTTCATAAACCATCGAAGAAGTGAAATTTACTTTAGTTTGTCCAAATTGCAAATATGTCGGATTGTTAGAATAATTTGCTTTGCCGCGGGGGGCTTTTGCAAACATTGTATAGGTTTGTGTTTCTGTTTGGCCTTGAAAGTTTATTCCAAAAGCCGCAGAGGCAAATGATATACCAGCAGTGGAGGTGGTCACCCCATCATATGCGCCGGCGCCGAAATGAATCCATCTTGGGTCATCCATGGCTGCGCCGGCTTCTAGCTGCATTGGTGAGCCGCAGATTGCCCATGAGCCAGTTAACACCATGAATCCTTCGCTGTATAAAACCACACCAGCCACTTCCCCTTCGTTCACCACGCTTCCCGTACGGTAAGTTTCTATTAGCTCTCCATTTTCTCTTGAGTCGCGAAGCTCTCCTTTGAGGGAGCCGCTGACATACCACTTAAGAGAAACAGTGCCTGGTCGGATTTTAGAACCATACATGATAGCCGGAAGAGAAATAAGACTAATTGCTTGAACGTTCTTGTCTCCATAACTGGAGGATACTTTATAATGTTCGCTTAAATAGCCATAATGGTTTAGCCGATTTTTTAACGCGTAAAAGTGACGATTAACCGGGGCGTCTTCAAATGTAGTACCATTATAAATATCGGATCCTGTCAGGCGTGCGCCGGGATGGGCCATATATTCTCGGGAGATGCGGCCGCCGAGAGGATAAGAGCCAGTTATTGTGTCTCCGTAGGCAAACTCATTATAATAAGTGGTGCGACCAGCGGTCCGAAAAGAGCTTCTAGCAGAGTCTTTGGTGATATAGGGATAGATGTAAGGATTATAAGTTGTTTCACGATCAATGTTGTATTCATAAAGACTGACAGCGCCTCCCGTAACAGAGAGAATATCGGTAGAAAAGGCGCCAGAATGATAGGGGGAATTGTTATAATACACATTCCCATCATAAATGAGATATTCAACTGCCGGATATGTGCGCAGCGTGTTTAAAATAATATCATTTGGCCCAAATTTACGCAGGGACATGACTAATAATCCAGTCTAACTCTCAATGTAAGCTCGTTCGTCGGGTCCTTGCGCAGAGGCTCTGATAGTTTCGCGGTGGCCAATAGTTCATTAGCTGCGTTATAAAGACCGATAGTTGTTACGTATGATACAGGCATATCCGATGCAACATTCTTAACTACAATCTGACTGTCCGAAGTATATGTCGGATTAGAACTATAATTAAACTGATTAACGGGCATTCGACAGAAGTAAATTGTAGAATTAATTTCTGTTGAATTGTTATATGAGATATTGTTGATTCGATTTCTTAATGCTGAGCAGTTGCCTGAGATTGAAGACGTGGCCAGTGACGCAAACCATGTTTGATTGGCGCTGCCGGTTCCACCAGAAGTAGATCCACTATTAAAATCCCTGATTTCGCCGGCGCCAAGTGGGTCTGGGCCTGGTCCGAAAACCCCAATGGTAGGCCTACCGGCTAACCCGGAACCAGTGGTGAATACATTTCCGCTAATGGCTACGATTCCAGCCTGATAGAAGATGACACCGAAGCTAGCAGAAGGAGTTTCAGTCGTAAGACTGGCGGTTGTGTTATAAAGGACTGCATACTCGCCTCCGGGTAATCCGGATTTAACATTAGCTCCATCGACTGTTGCACCAACATCGCCCAAAATTACCGAGGCGCTCATGGGGCTGTCGTACGGGCCTAGGCCAAGCTTTATGTTAAACGTCCCTTTCTTAATTTGATCTTTCGTTAACAGTCGAGCAAAGGATATAAAGAAACACTCCTTCATAAAATCGCTATCGTTACTAATATCCAAATCGCTCTCAAATGTCTCGATTACGTTGTCTAAGTTATATCCTAAAGATACCTGCGCAAGTTCGTTATACATATTAATTTTTTTCGAGTTCTGGGTGTTAACAGAAGCCGAAAGAAAGGAGGCACTTTGATATCCAACGGCAATATCAAAAATGTGATTAGCTGAAGAACTCAGATATGGATAATCATATACGGACTGGAACATGCCGTGTGTATAATTTTTGATATTTTCTTCGTTTGGATATGTTCCATATGTACCCTTAACAATGCTACCCGTCAGAGGGATGACTTCATGCAACAAAGTTCTGGTTGTTGTTACATCGGTGTTAACATTTAAAGGTTGGTAAGATTTAGCCATTAGTATTCTCCACTATTTGTTCATTAGCTGACGTATTTGATTACTCTTATTGGGATTTGAAGCGTCACATTTGTTGACTGCCCCTGCACATAAATGACGGTATCCACCCAGTTGTATAGTTTGGAACCGTCGATCACTGTGTTAACTTTCCCCAATCTGCTATAAGTTGCATCCGGGATTCTATCTTTTATAACTGGAGCAAACGCGCAAAACGCTCCTCGGGGGCCCGAAATTGCGGTATAATTCGTAAGCGAAGTCATAGCAGACGCAGCTAAGCCGTCCGTGTACACTCTTGTGGGGATTCCTCTGACAGTTGCTATAGCAAAATTGGCCAGCTCCCTTGATGTGATGATCGGCGCGCCGCCAGCAGGGCGGTAGTCCATGACCACTTCGCCGGTCGTTGAGCCGGGCAGGTTCGCGAAAGAGGATCCCTCTCCGGGGATGATGGCCGCTATAAGTCGATTATCAAACGAGACGGTAAACATTCCATCCATCAAACCAACAGAAGTAAGGTAGGCTGAAGTGTTTGCCATACTTCCTTGAAGAAGGGTGCTCTTAATGCCTGTCTCGACCAATAGAAACCCTCCCAAAGAATCCCCACTAGGCATAACATTTGCCGTGGCGATGGAGGCTTCTGAGTCCAAGGCGGCCGCGGTGGCCGTGCCGCCGACTGCTGCGTTTTGATCAGCCAAAAATATGGTGCCGTTGGCATTCGGCAATACGGCCGCTTTGTTTGGTTGCAATTGGTTAAGCACGATATCCGGGAGATATAGCAAATCAGTTCTGCCATATGTCACAAGGCCATAATTAATGTTCGCGTTCATTTGGGTGAACGCCTCCAATATTGGTGTCTGTAATATCTCTAAATCGTAGTATGCGGAGCCTGACGGGTGGTTTTTGTTGTAAAGGCCGTAATCAATCTCATCGTCGCCCAAAGCAAATTTGCTTATCTTAAAATTGCCGGCTGCCATTCTCTTGCGACCGGTCTCAGTTAGAACGGCGTCTAAAATAATATCGCCAGAGTTATCTAAAAAAGCCATTTAATTTCCTCTCTTTCGTAAATAGTGTATGTTTTTTTTATTCGCTACTCAAAGTACTTGAATTTTTATTATAAGTAACATTTAAATCGATTTTTCTACCGGTTTTTTTGGATGTCAATCGAAGCTTGAATGTTTTTCCCCAAAGAAGTTTTGCCGCATTTCCAATCACAATATTATCAATTTGACTGAGTGCTGTTTGAGAAAAATCAACATTAGTGGTATCCAAAACAGTCTGCTGAAACGTTGGCTTAAGCTGAAGAATCTTTTTTACTTGTTTGGTAGTAGTGGAATACTGTTTTACCTTTATGTCTTCTTTAAAAAGCGTATTAAAGAGAGCATATTTATAGCCCCCGTCATTAACTAGCTCCGCTTCTAAAATCTCATCAACATAACCAGGCATCCCGACTTCATTTACTACCCTGAATAAATAATAATACTTCTTATTGGACTTTACTTTATCATAAAATTGTTTACTTGTATAGGCTCCCTCTAAATTTTGATCAGGAATATCTAAACTGACGGATTTGATAAAGGAGCCATCAAAATCTTCAAAAGACGTTGGTTTTTTGTCACTACGGTATATCTCTATTGTGTTCTGCTCTGATATGGTTTCAAACACAATTTCAGAATCTTCTATAAGATCGTGTGCGTGTAGATAATCTTGTTTTACTAATTTATCTTGCGCGCTTATTGGGTTGGGGTATCGCATGGGAAAGAAGGCCTCATAGTGAGCCTCAAATGATAACCGATTAGAATTATCAAGAGTATAGCTTGGCAGCAAATTTAGCCTATTCGGTGGATTATCCAACACTTTAATGGTTTTTGAAAATATCGGACACTCTATGATCTTAAGAGAAGGCTCCACTGTTATTGCAAAATTTGCAAAATAAGGAGGCATATCCGCCTCGCCGGCCAAAGCCGCAATTCGAGTTCCCGCTATTCTTTGAGCTTCTGTTGCAGTGCTGGCTATTAATAGAGAGCCTGAATTGTATGCTGTGCCTTCCAACAAATCATGGACAGTTTCATCGCTTGCTGGATCGTAATACTCGATGCAATATTTTTTCTGGGCAGTCAAGGCTACGACCGGTGAGATGGGCGTGAGGGAGGTGCTTATAGGCTTGATGGTGGTTCCAGGTACCATGGTCCAAGGATCGGCAGGTTCGCCGATAATCCTTGAAAGCTGTAAGTCGGAAAACTTATATTTGATTCCTTCTACCAAAACATATGCATAAACGTTGTATGTATAATTTTTATCATATTTGACTTGCGTGTCAAAAAAATTAACCTCTTCTAAATCGTTGCTGAAAAACCAAAAATTTTGTAGTGGCGTTTCAATGAATTGTCCCGGGACGCCTTCGACCATCCTTTTTTCTATTCTATAGGCAATTGCCTCACTGTACTTTGCGTCTGGGGCCGCGGCATCAAGGGTTGTCTTGCTTGCTGCTATTATTTCAGCTACGACATCTGGATGGCCCTCAACGATAGGGTAGGCTGGTGCAAGATTTAATAACTGATTTATATTTGGCGGGCTGAACCCTTTATGATTATTTAGATAATCTAAAGTACGATCCACAACCTCCATCGTGGCAGCTGTGTTAATGTGCCTATAAACACCTTTAGTGTCGTAAGTGGCCATGGTGTGGGGATCTTTGTCGTCAATGATTATAAAGTCTTCGTATTTATTTTTTATTGACCCATAAGAATATAAAAGCATATCAAAAAAATCAATACTATTATAAGTGACTGTTTCAGATTCTTCTATGGTGGTATCGCTCAGGCTATCTACCGATGCAGACAAATAAGATATATGTTTTCTAAATGAGTGTCCGGTTGGAGAAATTTCTGTTGGTGTTTGTATCAAAAATATTTCTTTTAGTGTTCTTAAGAGTCTAGAACTATATTCCGCATCTTTAATTATGTTACCCCACATATTTTTCCTGCCGGTGGCAGGTGTCTTAAATTCTATACTACACCCAAAGGGAAAAAGGCTTCCGCTTTCAGCAGTTTCATCAAAATAACCTTGAGTGGCAGCTCTTTGATTAAAAAATACATTTTCAAGCCTCTCGGTCATAAATTGTTTTGTAGAATCTTGCAGAGGACTTATCGGGAGAGTGTAGTCCAAATAAAGATCTAGATTCTCTTTATCGTCAAAGCTTAGCCATGGCTCGGGGACTACTCCGTCGATACTCAAATAGTTGTAAACGCGTGTTAGTAAACTATCGGCCGCACTCAGGGGATCCGTCGTGCCTAGGTTTTTTGCAAAATTGATTAGATAAATATTTGGTAGAAGTCTTTCGCTTTCTGATCCGCCGGCATATGCTTGATATCTGCTCAAATAATCATTATAGCTGCATGTAATATGAATATAATTTTCAACTACGGCTGGGTTTACTAAAAATTGTTTTTCTTTGCCCGGGTATGGCAGCGTGATTTGAGTATAGTGATCTCCATAAATGCCAGCAGTATACAGTGGCATCGTGGCTACACCGTCTATCGCTTGGCCCAGCCATAGGGCGCGCCAATATTTGTCGCCCTCAACAGTTCTAGGATCTCCATCAACAGCACAAACAAATTTAAAATAAGGTATAATAGTATCTTCTTTATAGTTGGGAATATCTATTGCCGCCGGATCAGAAAACGAAATCACCGAATAAATCCATTTATTCTCATTGTTGTCTTCCTTAAAATTTTTAAATTCTAAACCTTCGCCAGTAAAATAACCACCAACAGCATTCCTAAAGCCGTCAGTCGAACTA